CGTATTACTACTGTATATTTGTATCTCATCTATTACAATAATTTTATCGTTTTCAATAATACAAACTACACCACACATTGGGTCAACATTGAAGTCTAAACCTATGTGCAATGTATTTGAATTGTTACGAAATGTTTCAATAATGTTTTTATCTCTACTAAAGTTGTAATATATCATACCAGAATAGTTTACGAATGTAGCTTCATATTCCTGCTGAAATGTCCTTAAATCTAAATCTTGTTTTGCTTGTTCTATTTCATCATCACTAACTTGACCACCCTCAAGAGTTGTATATTTAAATGATTCCCAATCTTTATTCGTTTCACTTTGCTTGTAAAGTTCATATGACCAGTTGCCAAATCCTCTGGGGCTTCCGCAAAACAAAGCATGACCTTTAGTATCTGACAATGTAGGTCTTAGCACTTCATACCAAGTTTCTTTACTAACATCTGCAAACTCATCTATACATAAAAAATTAATACCTACCCCTCTAAGTGAGTTCTCATTATCTGAACCCCTTAATGTGATCTGGCTATTGTTTTTTAATGTAATTGTAAGGTCGCTATGATTAATTGATTTTACCCATTTATGTTTAAGTAATTTATCTTTTAATTCACTCCAACATATAGCCTTTGCTTGCCTATAGCTTGGTGCAACATACCAGACTTTTTGATTAGGTTGACTTGAGAACTTTGCTAATTCATTTATTGCTAAATAAGTTTTGCCAAATCTTCTGCCAGTGATTAGAACCCTAAACCTTTTATTATTGCTTATAACTTCTCTTTGTGGCTCTGATAAAGGCATTAATCATATGACCATTGCAAAGGTTCTTCTAATTCTGCTTCTTCTAACTTATCTTTTTGACCTAATATGTTTTTACCTAAAAATATCTGCATAGTTACATTACCTTTTTCTGCT